GGAAGATATTGCGGGAATCTCAAACAAGCCCGGTCCAAGGCCCTATGCCTCCCAATGGCAGGTGGACAATGCAATCAGAAGGCTTGAGGACGAGCCGAAGAATGTTGCCTTAAACCAGTGGATCGACCGAAACCTGACGAACTATGTCAAAAAAGAAATGGGCACGGTGGACGATCCCGTTCGACTGCTCGCGGAACAAGGGATTGTTGCCAAAAATTTACAACTGACCCCAGGAATGTCTCTTGCGCAAAAGCGCACGACGGCCGGCATGCCTCCAGCACCTGTGTCGCAGACCGCTCAAGGCCAAGCATGGGAAGATTTGACGGACCGCATGATTGATCCCAGGCCTGCGTCGTTTTACAAAAACGACAAGTCGTTTAACGAGGGGGATGATGAGCTTTTGGCAATTCAGAACCCTTGGATTTACAAGCTGCCAGACGAGACCCAGGTCTACACCGCCAGAGGTCTTATGAGGAACTTCGGGTTTGACCACGTGGTCGATGTTCTTCGGGAAGACCTTGCCAGCGGGCGCATTCGTCCCGAACAGTTGAACAAGGTGTCAATGGACCAAGCAGTTCGCAGGACATTTGAATACGACCAGGAGCTGATTGCAAAAGCAAACGCAGCTCGCGCGTCAGCCAGGGAGGGGCTTCCGGTTTACAAAGAATACCCAGAAAAATTCCGTTGGATTGAGCTCAATCGTCCAGGGTCCTTTGTCGCCGAGTCTGAGGCCATGGGGCACTCTGTTCGAGGGTACGAGCCTCCAAAAGGACATCCCGACTGGATAGAGGCGTCCGAAAGGTTTGGTAATCCCAGTTACGGCCATGGCGGCTGGGAAGCCATCAAAAGCGGACGAGCAAAAGTCTACTCTTTGGTTGATGAGAAAGGCGAACCCCACGTGACGATCGAGGTCGGTTCTACTCCAGGTATTTCTCAGGATCAAGCAGCAAAACAGGCGCGGGCAGAAGGGCTCCGTGGCCAAGCTTTTGCAGAGCGAGTGGTTGAGCTTATGGAGGGAAAAAACGATCTCAGCCAGATCACTCAGATCAAGGGAAAGAGCAATGCCGCGCCCAAGGAAAAGTACTTGCCTTTCGTGCAGGACTTCGTAAGAAGCGGCAATTGGGAATCGATCGGTGATCTTCAAAACGCTGGACTGGTCAGTGTGACCGAAGGCCAGCGCCTGCCAGGGTTCTCTAAGACCATTCCTCCAGGCCTTTACTCTTTGGATGAATTGAGGCAGATGGCGGTTGAAAACGAGATGCCACAAGACATCTTGGACACGTGGATGTCAAAGCTTGGAGATCAACTTCAAAGAGGCTACGCTCAAGGGGGTCTTGTAGACACCTCGACGGCCAAGGGCCAGCTTGCTAAACTGAAGGCCGCGTGAGCGAAGGCACAGCCATGGCAACCAAGAGCACCAAAGCAAGTAAGAGCCGCGTGAACCAAGCAGGCAACTACACGAAGCCCGGCATGCGGAAAGCTTTGTTCAGCAGGATCAAGGCCTCGGCAACGCAAGGTACGGCCGCAGGCCAGTGGTCCGCGAGAAAAGCCCAGCTCTTGGCGAAGCAGTACAAGGCCAAGGGCGGAGGGTATAAAGATTGAAAGCGCCGCAGCAAAGCCTGAAAAATTGGACCGCCCAAAAATGGCGGACCAAGAGCGGTAAGCCATCCTCTAAGACCGGCGAGCGCTATCTGCCGGAGGCCGCCATCAAGTCCTTGTCCCCGCAAGAATACGCAGCGACCACAAGAGCCAAGCGGGCAGGCAAGGCCGCTGGCAAGCAGTTCGTCAAACAGCCCAAGGCCATTGCCAAGAAGACCGCGCGTTTTAGATAACGCCAAGGACACATCATGCCTATCGACAAGTCTGTAAATCCTGCCCCGTCACTCGGGATCATCGCGCTCGAAGACGAGCCAGTTGACATTGAAATCGAGATCGACGAAGACGGCGGCGCGACAATCGAAATCGGAAGCGACGAAGCTGAGGAGGTTGACTTCTACGCCAACCTCGCGGGTGTGATCGAGCCGGAGGCTTTGGCCAAGATCTCGATCGACGTATCGGCGATGTTCGAAGCGGACAAGGGTTCGCGGTCCGACTGGGAAAACATGTTCGCCAAGGGCCTTGATCTTTTGGGCTTGCGGATGGAAGAGCGCACGAAGCCCTTCCGGGGCGCGGCGGGCGTCGCTCATCCCATGCTGATGGAAGCGATCATCCAGTTCCAGGCGCAGGCTTTGAAAGAGCTCCTGCCGGCGGGTGGCCCTGTGCGCACGCAAATCATGGGCAAAGAAACGGTCGAGAAGTACCAGCAGGCAGGTCGCGTGCAGGACTTTATGAACTACCAAATCACGACCGTGATGGAAGAGTACACGCCCGAGTTCGACCAGCTCCTCTTTTACACCGGCTACGGCGGCTCGACGTTCAAGAAGGTCTACTACGACCATCAGCTAAAGCGCATGGTGTCCAAGCTTTGCTTGGCCGATGACGTGTACATCCCGTATAACGGCTCAAGTGTCGTGTCCCAGTGCCCGCGACTGACGCATCGCATCGCGATGGATTCGAACGAGTACAAAAAGCGGGTGCTTGCGGGTGAGTACTTGGACATCCCGGTGGAAACGTCGGCCGCGCCAGCCGATCCGAGCCCCATCCAAGCGGCAACGGACAAGGTTGTGGGCGTGCAGCCGACCGATGACGTGGGCGAAGTGTTCTTGCTTGAGCAGTTGGTTGACCTAGACATCCCTGGTTTTGAGGACAAGGACGAAGACGGCAACCCAACTGGGGTGAAGTTGCCCTACGTGGTGACCTTGGCTGAGGATTCGTTGCAGGTTATCGGCATTCGGAGGAACTGGAAAGAGAACGACGAGCAAAAAAATCGTCGGAACTACTTCGTTCACTACGTCTTGGTCGAGGGTCCGGGGGCCTATGGCCTTGGTTTTGTGCACTTGATTGGTGGTTTGTCCAAGGCAGCGACCAGTGCGCTGCGCCAATTGATCGATGCGGGCACGCTGGCGAACCTGCCGGCGGGGTTCAAGGCCAAAGGCGCGCGGATCGCGGACGATTCGGACCCGATCCAGCCTGGGGAATGGCGCGATATTGATGCGGGTGGGGCGGAATTGAGCGCGTCGCTCATGCCGCTGCCCTACAAAGAGCCCAGTCAAGTGCTTTTTGCGCTGTTGGGCTTCTTGGTGGACGCTGGAAAGCGGCTTTCGAGCACAGCGGACATGCAAGTGGGGGATGGAAACCAGTACGCGCAGGTCGGAACGACGCTTGCGCTCCTGGAACGGGGCTCGATGGTGATGTCGAGCATCCACAAACGGCTTCATTATGCGCAAACGCTCGAGTTCAGACTGCTTTTTGAGGGCTTTGCGTACTATTTGCCGGACGAATACCCCTACGATGTGCCTGGAGCAAGCCGCCGAATCAAAAAGGCGGACTTCAGTCGCATGGTTTCGGTCCAGCCGGTGGCCGATCCCAACATTTTCAGCACTGCGCAGCGTATTCAGCTTGCTCAGATGCAGTTGCAGCTTGCCCAGAGCGCGCCGAACATGCACAACATGTACGAGGCGTACTATCGGATGTACGCGGCGCTCAACATTCGGGATATCGACGGCATTTTGATGCCCCAAAACACGAATATGCCCCGTGATCCGGCGGCCGAGAACAGCGATGTACTGAACGGCATGAAGTTGAAGGCGTTTGCAGGCCAGCAACATGATGCACACATCGCCGCACACCTGATGATGGGCATGTCACCGCTCTTGCAGTCCAATCCGATGTCGGCAATGGAGTTGCAAAAGCATATTTTGGAGCACATCCGGCTGAAAGCGGAGGAGGATGTGGAAGCAGACCTCTTCAAGACGTATGGCACTGATCCTGACCGCATGGTTTCGCCAATCCAGAAGGAAGGCATGGTCGCCATCAAGGTTGCGACGTACATGCAGGAGATGAAAGACCTGCAAGGCAAGCTTTCTGGCGAGGGTGGAGAGGATCCGTTGATCGAACTGAAACGCATGGAGATTCAACAGCGTGCGCAGGCCGATCAACAACGCATTCAGATGGAGCAACAGCGCTTGGGACTTGACCAACAAAAGCTTCAGCAGAACAATCAGCTCAACCAGCAACGCCTGCGCTTGCAGGAAGTCAAGACCATGCAATCTCAAGGAGCTAGAAATGCCGCTTAAACGTGGTTCAAGTCAAAAGACCATTAGTTCCAACATTGGTGAGATGGTCCGATCGTACAAGGAGTCGGGCAAGCTTGGTACGAGCAAGCCCAAGAGCGTAAAAGCGGCCACCAAGCAGGCGGCGGCTATTGCATACGAGAAGGCGGGCAAGGCGCGCAAGATGGCCAAGGGCGGAACGATGATTTCGACGCCCAAAGGAGTGCAGAAGGCTGTGCAGATTGTCAAAAAGAAGGACGGCAATCGCCCGGTTCGCATATACTAGGCTCTGTAAGACCGCTTTCAGTCGGTGTGGTAAACCGACTGCTTTCATGGAATCACCATGCTCGAATTTGCAGAAGCAGTTCTGAAAGAAGTCAGAAAGCTACAGCATCAGTCAGAGCAGATCGTGCTAAACGGCACGATTGCCGACATGGAGCGCTATCGCTTCATGATGGGACGGCTCGAAGGGTTGAGGATGGTCGAAGAATCCGTGAAAGGGCTTTTGAAAAAGCATTCGGACGAAGACCTTCTTGACTAGGAGATGCAGATGGAAGCTGTAGCAGACGAAAGCTTGACGGCATTGGAGCGCAAGTGGCGCGAAGAGGCTGAGAACAAGGGACCAAGGCTTGAGGACTCGTATACCGAGGACGGCTTTGACCCGTCAAAGCTTCATGAGACTGTACTGGATCGTATCCCAACGCCTACAGGTTGGCGGATCGCGATTCTTCCTTATCGTGGCGCGGAAAAAAGCAAGGGCGGAATTGTTTTGGCCGAGGAGACTCAGCGCAAATCCAATCTTGCGACCGTTTGCGGCTACGTATTGAAGGTTGGCAGTCTGGCGTACAACGATGAGTCCAAATTTCCCACCGGCGCGTGGTGCAAGGAGGGGGACTGGATCATTTTCGGCCGATATGCAGGCGCACGCATTCCCATCGATGGTGGGGAGATCCGTTTGATCAATGACGACGAGGTTTTGGGCGTGGTCAGTGATCCAGAAAACATTCTGCACATGTAAAGGAGAGCATCATGAGTGGTGAGCAGTTGGAGTTTAAGATTGGAGAGGACGAAGCACCCGCCACCGTCAGGCTTAGTGAGGACGGGCAGGCAGAAGTCATTGACAAGCCACAGCCCCCGGAGGTTGTTGCCCCCAGCGGCGATCAAAGTGATCACGGTGACCGAGGCGAGCTGGATCAATACAGCGAAAACGTCAAAAAACGGATCGACAAACTGACGGCGCGGCTGCGGGAGACGCAGCGACGCGAGCAGGCGGCACTTGATTACGCACGAAACGTACAGGCGCGGGCCCAGCAGCTTGAATACCAGTACCTGAACACGGATCAGCAGCGCGTGGCCGAGGCTACGGGCCGTATTGAAACGCAGGTCATGGCGCTTAAGCAGATCATTCGCAAAGCGCGCGAAGAAGGCGACGTTGACACGGAAACAGAGGCACAACAGCGCCTGACTTCGCTGACAATGGAGCAGGCCTCTGTCCAGGCGCAAAATGCGCAGCGCCAAGCCTATGAGCAGAATCTTGTAGCGCAACAGCAGCAAGCCGCGCAGCAGGTGGCATATCAACAGCCTGCACAGCAGCAACGTCAGGTCGATCCAAAGGTAGAGGATTGGGCGGAGCGCAACCCGTGGTATGGGCGCGATACGGCCATGACACATGCTGCGTGGGGCATACACCGTCAGCTAATTGAGGCGGAGGGGTTTGACGCCAGCTCTGACGAGTACTATCATGAATTGGATCGACGTATCCGGGACGCTTTTCCAAAGAAGTTTTCCGGTGCGCAAAACGGGGCGGCGCGTAACGTGCAGCCGGTCGCACCCGCTTCCCGGTCTTCCGGGATCAACCAAGCTGCACGCCGCACGGTACGTCTGACTCCAAGTCAGGTGGCCATTGCCAAAAAACTGGGTGTTCCGCTTGAGGAATACGCCAAGTACGTGAAGGAGTGATCATGAGTGACGTTAAACCTGTAGTAGGA